AAACAGAAACTTGTTTTATAAATATAGGAAGAAAAAAATATTAAATAGTATTCAAAGTTTGTTAAATAAAGAAAGTTTAGAGGTATTCAGATGCTAAAAAAATACATAAAAAATAATTCTGGGTACCAAAATGGGTACCAAAACAAAAAAACCGCGATTGCCAGCGGTCAAGTGTAATTAAATTTTTGTTCTTTTTATTTTATTTAGTTGTAATCAAACCATCTGGCTCTACTGTGAACTCAGGCTTATCAGCAAACGTGCCATCTTCTTTAATGAAATACCAACCTTTGCTATCTGCTGATTGGGCAAACGCGTTTGAGATCATACTACCATCTTTGCTATCAAGATAATACCATTTTTCCTTATACTTAACCCAGCCAGTAACCATTTCACCATCTTCTTTGAAATCGTACCATTTGTTAGAAATTAACTTCCAACCAGTAGCCATTTCACCCGACTTGTCAAAGTAGTACCATGTTCCATCTGGTCGCTTCTTCCATTTGTCAGAAAGCATATAACCCGAACCGTCAAAGTAGTACCATGTTCCGTCAATTTGTTCAAATTGCTCTTTAGGATAAGAACCGTCTGAACGTACATACCAGTAACCCTTATCGTTATTCTGCCAGCCTTTTTTAATTTCAAGACCATTTTCAATATCATGCTTGAATTGACTGCGACTAATACCCCAACTTGCTAAGTAAGGGTATGGATCAACGTGGTCGCTAAAATTGTTAGGTTGGTTATTCGTACAGTATTCATGCGATTTAATACCTTCTAATGCGTCCGAATCTAAAGTCTTTGGAAGTCCAGCTTCATCTGCTAGATTTCGTAGCAACTCGATATATAGGCGGTAATCTTCCATGAATTCTTCTTGTGTTGAATGACTTTCAATCAGCTCAACTGCTGCATAGGTTTCGTAATTCCAGCCTCCGCCTACATCGTAACAACCATTATTGACTGGTCCGACTTGCATGACTCGTCCATTACCGACAACGTGAGAGAAAAAGCCAGACTCTACTGGTCTGCGCATGTGGTAGTCTGCTTCATTTTGTGCGGTTGAGTTTTTGTTGCCCGTTGAGTGAGCATGAATTTGATGATAAGGAGCGTATCCGATTTGTGGAAGTCCTTCTCTGTATCTGCTTGTATCAATTTCCATTTTTTATTTTTCCTTTCTTATGGTAAAACGCCCGGCCAAGGCTCACTAGTCAAGTATGAGATAGAACTTACACGAATATCTCCGATGTCACGGTCTGTTGGTACTGGGTCAGTGAACTGGAAACGTAACATGTTACTGTCCCCGTAGCCTCCGAGATACCAAGTCCCGTAAGGCGTTCCTTTGTCATTGTAAATGCTGCCAATCAAACTAGCCTCAGACCTGAAACCTTGAGGGACTCCACTCAATCCTAAAATATAGCAATTTCGTTCTTTGTCACTACCTTGTGCCTCGTATCCTACACCACCCCTACGAATGACACCGAACCAACCCCACGAAAGACCGCCAAATTGGTAAGTAACTAAATCATTTTTTCGTCTAACTTTCAAGAATGAGTTTCCGAGTTTAGATTTAATATTTAAAGTCCGCCAGCCTGTGTCTCCAGTTAACACCTCCCAGCCCTGATTGTTTGTCCCGCTTCTTTTTATCCATTTAAGAGCGCCATTAGTTACAGCGGTATCGACATAAGTAGTACCGACTGGAGCAGTCACCTTGCCATTTGGCATGCCAGTTCCGTGAATTTCATATTCGTTCACTTGTGCAGTGTTTCCGCTTGTCGCTGGTTGACTAGGTAGTACGACACTACCTCCACCGTCAGACAAGATAAGGGTGTTTCCCGATAAGGTAAGTTTTTGAGGAATACCCACACCATCACGACCATTTTCTCCTTTAGGTCCTGTTAGTCCGACAGGACCTTGAGGACCGACTGGACCAGGTAAGCCTTGTTCTCCTTTTAGGCCTTGAGGTCCGATGTCCCCTTTTGGTCCAGGTTGTCCATCTTGTCCACGTTCACCTTGGATACCTTGAGGGCCTTGTAAACCGTCTGCCCCTCTTGGTCCTGTATCGCCTTGTGGACCACGTTCACCATCTGCTCCCTTTGGCCCAGGTTCTCCCTTGTCTCCTTTAGGTCCAGGAGTTAAGGCAATATTTTGCAACTCTTGCTTAGTAGCAAACTGACTTGTATCAATATTAGGCTTATTCTCTAAAGCTGATACACGCTGTTTTAAGGCACTATCATCATAGATGGTATCTTTATCCGCCTTTGTCTTCAATGCTTCAATATCGGCTGAAATATTGCTTATTTTAGCACGAATACCACTATCGTCATAAGTGCCACCTTGCTCTTTGATTTTTGCAAATAGTTCATCCAATTCTTGCTTGGTCACAATGTCTTTAACGTTAACAATTCGCCCTGATTCACGTTCAATGAGTGGTGTTTTAACTGCTTTGTCAATCTCGCTTACATGAACGCTGAACAAGAAGCTATACACATCTGCTGACTGCTCTACCTTCTCGAAGTAGATATAACCAATAACGGTTTCATCTGTTGTGATCAATGATGTATCAAACTGAACCGTGAATGAATTATCTTCGATTGCTGCATCCACTTCCTGGTATCGCTTAGTGCCCTTGAAATAGAATAAGCAGATTACTTTAGTGGCAGTCAAGTTATCAAGCGTGAATTTGAATTCAGCAATGCATTTATCTTTACTATAAAACTCTTGATAGAGCCTATCTACATCTCTATTGTTGGGTGAAATAGTTAATTTCTTTTCAATAACCTTCTTCAAACGCTACCTCCTTTCTTTTAATAAAGAAAGAGAACCCAAAAGGGTTCTCAACTATCATTTGTTCATCCAAGCATCATTCATCTGCTTAACCGCTGACTCAACGAATGTATCGAGATCACTGTCGGTCATGTGGATGTTGTATTTGTTAAGCTCAGCACGAATTTTAATACGAGCTTGCTCTAGTTTCTCTTCGCCTTTATAACCAGTTTCAGCGGATACCTGCTCAACTGCATTTACAGCATTTTTAGCCAAGATTTCAACAATCTTGATTGTTTTCTCTCCGCCTTTTTGGATTAGGTATTCTTTGACAGCCTTAACTGCGATACCTACCAAGATAACTAGAATGCTGATAGCGCCATTAATTAAAATTTCATTGATTTGTTGCATCGTCTTTCTCCTTTACTTCAAGTTCTACTTCTACTTTGTCTTTTTGGTCTATATTAACCAATAACTGCCCGATTTTCCTAGCATTATCTTTCTTTAGCTGGTTAATGTAAGGTTTCAAAAATTCAGGGAAAGCAAGACCGATAATTTCCCAATTTTCAATTACTGAAAACAGATAATTGAAAGCAAAGAACATCGTCCAAGCAATCCCAAAACTACGAAAACCAAGTGAACGTGCGTACATAGCTACAAGTAGGATGACTGCGAAAACAATGAAGTGTCGAATCAATCCCATTGTTCCAATTTTGCTATCAAAACGCTTAGTTTTAAATGCCTTGATGTAACCTGTCACGATATCTAACACCATCAACCAAAAGAAAAAGTGGATGTATGGACTGTAAGATAAATTTTTGAGGTGCTCTATTAGTTCATGAAATGCTAAATCTTGCATAAACACCTCCTCGTTATTGAACAGGTTGTGTTTCTAGCTCAGATTTAGGTGCTTGCCATTTCCAAACCGCAAGGATGCCATTTTGAGATGGTGAGCCTTCAAGTTGTTTGAGTGATTCGCCTTGATAAATGAATTGCTGGTTAGTTTGAATCAAGATGCGCTTGCCTTCCCCGTTCAATTCAACATGCTCTGGGTCTTCGATTGTAAACATTGAGCCAGGAGCGTAGCTTTCACCGTTTTTAACAAGTGGAAAGAGTTCAACGAGTTCCTTGTATGTAGTACCATAAGCAATTTTCTCACCCATGATAGAATCTTGAGCCATAACACGAACTACTTTATTGATTTTCTCAGTGATTTCAAGTAGTTGGTTCTGTTTGGTTTCGGTTTGAGTGAGCTTCTGTTCAGCTTGCTCGATTTTAGATTGAGCTTGGACGATTGCTGAACCTGGATCTAATTCAGCTTTAAGGATGTCAAGAACCGCTTGGATAAGTGCTTCTTCATTATCTTGAGTGCGGTCTCCGACCAACTCACGCTGATTTGTACTATATCGGTTGCCATCTTGCAAGCGAATTTCTACAACGGTTTTGGTTTGGTCACCAAAACCACGAATGTAAGGTTTAGTTGCGAGTGTGTAGTTGTTAATTGCCATTTATCATTTGTCCTTTCACTTGTTCAAATTTTGTTTTTAGTTCTTCGTTTTGCTCAATGAGATTTAAAATGTCATTGAGTTGTTTTTGTGTGACTTCATACAGAGCTTTGTATGTTGCTGCATCACTTGCTTTCAATCCGATATCATCACTTAAATTTCGGATGATTAGTTGATTAATTTCTTCTTTCATTTAATTTCTCCAATTTCTGATTGAGTTCTTGAATAGCCTTAATTAAATAAGGTACAAATGCGGTATAGTCGATATGAAGGTAACTATCTTCACTTTCAGGGTCTCTTGAAATTGCTTGTGGAATAATATCTTCAACTTCTTGAGCGATTAAACCGATTTCCTCATGTTTCTTGTTTTCGATGTAATCAAATGAAACCAAGTTAAGTTGGTTGATTTCATTCAACGCTTGAACAGATGTACTTAAGATATTCTCTTTCAAACGTCTATCTGAAGATTTATCAATCCAATATTTAACACTCCCAGAACCGATTTGATTCCACCAAACAACGGCATTATTTCCGCCTTTCGGATTCCAACCTCCTCCAATGATTTCAGAATCCCACATGTTCAATCCTTTAAAGAACTTAGGCTCTTTATAATAATTTATGTTTCCATAAAAATTAACAGAAGATTCGGATGAAAAATCGACCTTTTTGTAAAAACTAGCATCGTTTTTGCAATACATTTCACCAGTCCGCAACACGTACCATGCATAAGGACCTGCTTTCCCCCAGTCTGTGCCCCAGTTAACCCAAAGAGCAACTTGCCCCCAAGCTGAGCTACCATTACTCATGCCAACTGCGAATTGGTTTTGGCCAGTTAGCCAATATGTGCTTGGGTCTTTATCGTGAGTACCGATTTGAAATCCACCAATCCGACCTTTGTAACCTTCAAGTAAGGTTGCTGATACGACTACTGACCGTAATTTATTGATAAAGGCATTCTTAGCAGCAAGCTGATCAGTGAATACATCACTTGATACAATTTTTTTAGCCATAGCTGAGTCCATGACAACCTTGTCAGCTGTGATGGAATTAGACTGGATAATGTCTGTATTTAGCGTACCAATTCGTGCATCACCGACAAACAATCGCTTGAAATAACCATCTATAGCTGTGATTTCATCAGCAAGTGTTTTACCTTTTAAACGGATTTTATTTGCTTCAATTAGCGCTTCATTTGGTGCTAAATTGATTTGTGATGTGACTGCACCAGGGCTTGTCAAGGTTTGGATAGCATACGAATCTGACAATTGTGCCACTCGTGTTTGTGTGACGACATCTTGTGTTGAAGTATTATCTGTGAATTTCTTAGGCGGAGTATCTCCACGAATTAAAGAAATCTCACCAATAGCCACCTGACCGTTTTTAGCTAATATAATTTCAAGAGGAAACTCTTTCCCTTTATTGCTAGTTTTCTTAATCGTGAACGTGCCAGTAACTACCTGCTGACCTTTTTGTGTTAGCGTAATTGGTGTTGAAGCAAGACCTCCATCTGCTGACCACAAGTCCATTACAAGCGGAGCATCAGGAACGACATCGACCCATACGAACATTCGGTAGCTGATTTTCTCATCTTTGGAAAACGTGGACGTATTGAGAGGTACTCTAAAGCCACGGTAAACATTAGAGGTATTCCCTGTGCTTGTAATACGTAGTAATTTTGTATTCGATTGTACCTCGATTACATCAGCTTCTGCTGCAGTTTTTTCCCACTTGCTGAAATTCGTTGGATCATAAACTAAGTTAAAATCATCCAAGAAATTAGATACACGACTGACCAGACCATCAGCAGTTTGAATAACTTGTGAAATAGCTTGGTCTTGTCGTTGTAAGGTCTGAGTATGTGATGAAACGGTATCACGTACATCATTAAATTCTACAATACTAACAATTTCAGAACTTGAAATATCGTAGTCTGTCATGTGGTCAGAATGTTCAATCTTCATCCCGCAAATTTCAAGACTACCATTCCCACTTTGACCAAACTGTATTGAGTTAGCAACTGCATCTGCTGTAAATGTGAATTGATATCGAACCCAATCAGTATTCGTGATTGGCTTGTTCATGCTTCGATTATTATCGTTAGTAGTCCATGAACGCATCAAGAGGTTTACATTTGGATTGATAACTCTTGCCCAGCAAGACATGGTATATTTCTCACCAACAATCAAGTTAACACTTTGTGCAATATCTTTATTCCAACCATTCGTATTATTTACAATCCGAATACCTTTTTTAATAGCAGTATGTGGCGCATCTGTAAGTGGTACTACTTCTGTCTTACCACTACCACCTGATTGGTTTAGCCTCCACGTTCCATCTAAACCATTCCCAGCTGTGATGATGGAAGAATTTTGCAAGAGGTTATCATTACGGATAACGTCTCTTAGTTTGGTTTCAATGCGTGAGATAGTCTGTTGGAAACCGTCAACTGATTTCTTGACTGTATTTTGAACTTGTGTAGCAGTCTGAAAGCCCTTGTCATTAACCAATCTATCGACTTCTGTTCGTGATAGCTTCTCTGAAATTTGACCAGCTTGAACTTCAATCTTGCTTTCAGTTATCGATACCCTATCGTTGAGTGGGTCTAACTCAGACTTTCTAGCTAGAGTTTCGATAGTGTCGTTTATTCGACTTATTTTTGTGTAGTTTGAATTTGCTATTCCATAAGAAAATTGACCATATTCAAGAGCACTTTTTGCATCTGAACTAGCTTTCTCTGCCAATGCTTGACCATAGGTTGCAGTAGAGACAGCATTTTGAGTGTGTTGATTAATCCTCTCTATCCTTTCCCTCTGGTCTTCCAGAGTGGATTGATAGTTTCTATCAAATTCGTTTAATTGATTATCAATCTTATTAAATAAGATTTGTTTATTCTCTTCAGCAAGTGCCTTGGCTTGTTCGATACCGTCCAAAATTTCCTGTCTCAACAATCCAGCTTGATGATCAAAGGCTAAGTCAGCATTTTGAATAGCTTTTTCAAGGGCTATTTCTTGAGCTGATTCTGTCACACCAATGATTGCATCAGCTGCGTTAGATAGCCCGCCAGAAGATCTAGAACCGCCAGTTCCCGCCTTATCATCGAAAGTCAGAGAGATGTACTCTTCTTTCAAGGCATCAAATTCATAAGCAATAGCTTTCTTGAATGCATCGACATTGTGTTTTCGGCTCTTGATATTGACCGTATCACCCATGTGAACAACTTGTCCATCAAGTTCATAGGCTTCAATTTTGATAGCATCAGAAACTTTGTCAATACCTTGATTCGTAAATTTAGCTTGTGCCCACTTCTTTAACTCTTCAACGGTCTTTGCGTTGTTGTTCTCATATTCTTTCTCATTTATGTAAGGATATGAGTTAATAAGAGGGCTATCAACCGTAACCTTGAGAGTCGTTTCTGTTTCTGCGCCTTCAGGTTTAAAAGTTGATTTAGCATGGATTCTTGTGACAACATTCTGACTATTCCTTGTACGTTGATAATCCTTCAGATTCTTGTGTGTTGTAATAACAACACCACGATTCTCACCACGATTTTTTTTGACAGTCATTGCAAAGTTATCACGAACTAGCTCACCTTCCCACGTTCCAACGATACTATGCTTTCCATCGAGCAATACAGAGTAAAGAGTTTCTGTTTCGGTCGTGTTGAAGGTTCTACGTTCCTGGATATCGCTATTGAAAGAAAAATCTCCCAAAGCTGTTTTTGTATTTTGAACCATGCGGGAAAGAGCCATATCACAGCTCTGACTACTCACGCTTAATGGTGTTATAGACCGTTGCATTATATCGTCTGAGATGTGATAAGCTGTTATTTCTAAGTAGTCATTGTGTTCGACAGGTGTTTTGATGCGGAAAAGCTGAGCACCGAGAACAGGAGTTGGTGCTTTTATCAACATATCTTCTTGAATGAGTTGATAAATTTCTGAGTCAGAAATAGGGTATTTCACAGTTAAGGTGAAATCGCCATTCATGGTCTCTTTAACAATCGCTGAAGTCGCTTCATGAAGTGGCTCACCATTCCAGCGCACGGTTCTTACATCTTTGTCAAGCAAATAAAGCAATTATGCCCACCCCCAAACCGTCTCGATTTCAAGCGATTGAATACCAGGTCCTAGAACGACACCAACATTTTTTAGTTTTGATGGATCAACAGTAATAAAATCTCCTGACCATTTAACTGTTTTTCCTGTCGTGGTCTTAAAGCTTGGATCATCTGGATTGTTGACCATCACAAGCGATTCTGAGAGCTTTTCAAGACGAATAACTTGACCAGCGATTGTAAATGAAGTCTCAGTAGTACTCTGTCCAACAATTGTGATTTTAGGAAAGGCAAGAGCAGAGCCTTGAGTAGTTAAAACTCCGTTTCCTGTCAATCTTTGTGTGTCAGTGGTTTTGAAATATTTTGTAGGGTGGCAAGTGAATGTTACTTTTGTCATATACAAACCAGGTTGTGTCTCTTCAAGATCACTAGCATTAGCCTTATAACACCAGAGACGGGTTGTTTTGACTCGCTCGCTTTCTAACCAAAATTTTTCACGAATAAAAAGGCTCATGAACTGATTCATCTGTTCTTCAGTTGGTTTAACTAGATAAATCGTATAAGATTTTTGAACTAGTTTACGATGTTTGTTGGTCTGAACAATCGCTCCGCTAATGCCACCATGCTCTAAGAGTTCTGTCTTACTTTCTCCTAAAGCAACTGAAGGAGGATCGTGGACGATGACCTTAAAAGGAAAAGACGATGTTCTTACACCGTCAATAATCAATTCATTGTGTTTTATCATGCCATACCTCCTCTCAATTGGGTTCTACGTTGGATTTCATCAGCAATTCGTTGAGCAACCTGGTCAGCAATTCTATTGATATCCGCTTCTTCTCTGACAACATTACCAGTTATTGTGATGTTGATGTTTGTTGGATTTTCACCCATCGTTTGAGCAATACCTCGACCAATTGCGCCAAGTGTTCTTTCATTAAGTGGCAATACCGCTTCATTTCCAGCTTCGCCACCAACCATCATATTATTGCCATTCATACCAAATAAGGTCGGTTTCGTCATGATACCGCCTTTTGCATACCACTCAATACCAATTCTAGGTATTTGACCTTTTAGCCAATCGAGCGGATTTGCTGAACCACTTACTGAAAAGTGAGGTAGTGGAATATGTGGCCAACTAATGCTGAAATTAAATAGTCCTTTGATAGCACTGATTGCAGAACTTACAAGGTCTTTTGCACCATTGATGGCACTACCAATCGCATTCTTGATACCATCCCATGTATTTGTTACATTGTTGTAAATGCTAGTGAGTACAAATTCTACGGTTGCTTTAATCCCATTCCAAATACTCGAAACTGCTCCTGAAATAGCGTTAAGGGTATTTGAAATATATGATTGAAGTGCACCCATGACTGTTTGAGAAATGCTTTGGATAGCATCCCATACAGTTGAGAACACTCCCTTGATTGTTTCCCATGCTCCTGACCAGTCACCTGTGATGATCTGCATGACTGCCTTGATGATGCCTAAAACAACATTGATTGCAGTTTCAACTACCGTCTTGATGACTTCCCAAGCGGTCGTGATGACCAGTTGGATATTCGCCCATGCGCCCTCGATTAATGGACCTAAGAAAGTCATGACTGCATCAATTACGGTTTGGATAGCATTCCAGACTGTTTCTGCACTAGTACGAATGAGTTCTTGGTTTTCTGTCCACCAATTGACAACCACTCCAAACATACTCATGATGAAGTTTGAAACTTCACTAACAACCCTGTTAATGACTTCCATGATAGCATTCCAGACGGTCATTACTGCATCTCTGAACCCCTCGTTCGTGTCCCAGAGGTACTTGATACCAATTACAATTGCTGCAATAGCGGCAACAATTAAAGCAGCGATACCAATAATAGGTGCAGCTGCTGCAATCATCGCTCCGATGGATGTTCCAAGTGCGACTGCTGCTGCTTGCAAGGTTAAGAATATCGGGACTAGAATACCAGCAACTGTGACTACCCCTCCTAAAATCACGATGAATTCTTTAACTGGTCCAGGTAAACCACTGAACCACTCTGCTATATCTTTGACCATGTTCCCTAGCGCTTCGAATACAGGTGCTAGAGTTTCAGCAATTGCTGCGCCCAGTTCTGACATAGCTAGCGTAACTGAGTTTTGCGCTGTTTTAAATTTGTCAATAGGATCAAGAGTCGCTTCAAATGTTTTAGAAACTGAACCTACTGAATTTTCAGCTGCTTCGGAGAATGTTTGAAAATCAAATGCTCCACGCTTGATTGCATCAATCATTTGAGGGGCTTTCTTAGCACCAAAAATTTCCATAGCGAGTCCCATTGCTTCAGTTTCGCTAGTTGTGTTCTTTATCTTGTCGATAGTTTCGACAAGTCCCTCTTTCAGTGTCTTACCCTTTTTAGCGTAAGATCCTGCTGCTTTCGTTAATCCTGACAAAGCACTTGAAGCATCCACACCGCTTGTTTCAAATTGTCCGAGCAATGCAACACCTTCCTCAAATGAGAGGCCTAGCATTTTAATCTGTGGTGCTCCTTCAATAGCTTTCTTCATCAAGTCATCAACTGACACACCAGTAGATTGAGCTGTGTAGGTTGTAGAGTCTAGGACTTTCTCTAAATCGCTAGTTGATAACTCGTAAGCTTCCAATGCTTTACTTGCTGAAATAGTTGAATTGGTAATGTCTGTACCGTTGATTTCAGCAAACTTTATCATTTCGATGGATGCATCTTTTAGTGCATCACCAGTTAATCCAAACTGTGTGTTAACCTCTCCGACTGCTTCACCAGCCTTGCTGAAATCGGTTGGGATAGTTGTTGCGATGCTTGAAGCGATATCTTGCATCTCTTTCAAGCTGTCGCCAGTTGCACCAGTTTTGGTCACGATAGTGTCCATGCCTTCATCAACTTGTCTGAAGGCTTCTAATGCACTTTTCCCGAAATCCACAAACTTCTGACTAATGTCAGCTAGTTTTTCTGAAAATTGGTTTAATAGTTCGGCTTTTAGGAGGTTATTCGTTTCAGCAAGGTTCCCAGCTGCTTGTTTACCAGCGCTACCCAAATTCTTCATTTCTTGAGAAAGGTTTGAATAAGCTGTTTTAGCTTGGTTCAGTTGTGCTTCCATTTTGTTAGCTTCAACTGAATTCTCTCCATACTCTTGTTTTGTAAGTTCTAGTTGCTTTTCAAGATTTTCAATCTGTTTAGCAACAATAGAAGATTGTGCACCGACTTTTTTCTGTGCCAGAGCTAGTTTTTCAGACTCGCTAGCATTAGCACCTAACTGGCTTTCTTGTAGTTTGAATGAACTTACAACTTTTTCAGACTCACTAGCAAGACGATTCTGCTCTTTTTGTAAGTTCTGGAGCTGACTCTTACTGCTTTGAGTGGCATTGCCATTTTCTGCTAGTGCTTGATTGACATTAGCAAGTTTGCCTTCGTAACCTTTAAGGACATTTTTGGTAGTTTCAACTTCACGTTGAAATGCTCGATACTGATCAGCACCAATGTTTCCACTTTTGAACTGTTGCTCGACCTGTGATTGGGCCTGTCTTAGAGTCTCTAGTTTTTCTTTAGTTGTGGAAACTTGTTTTTGTAAAAGCTCTTGCTTTTGAGTTAATAGAGTGATGTTTCCTGTATCAAATTTTAAGGCTTTGTCAATTTGTCTTAGCTCCTGACTTGCATCTGTTGCAGCTTTATTGACACTCTTGAGCGCCTTCTGTAAGGGTTGCGTGTCTCCATCAATTTCAATCTTGATGCCTTTAATATTTCCTGCCATGTTTCCTCCTTTCTCTAAAAAATAAAAAGCGCTGAGAGAACTTCTATGACTGATAATGCAGTCAGGTCAATGAACTTGACCTCAGAATCGCTCTCTCAGCACTCCTTTTATTTTAAAAATTGTCAAAATCAGCTTGGTTGGCTTTTCGCTCACCTTTTTTACTTTCGCTTCGTAAATTCACATAATCTGTTTGATAATCTAAAGCCATTCCGATTGAAATATTCTTCAAATCATCAATAGACAACCCTGTTTCTTTGCAACAGGATAGATAAGATTCTACTGTGAAGATTTCTTCGCTAGCTGTTTCTGACTGGTCTGGGACTTTTTTGTTGACATACTTGCATTTAGCATTTCCATCAACTCAGGTCCGACTTCCTGGATTGGGAAACTTTCCATTTCCATGAAGAATTGTTCGTAAGGTTTGATGTGAGGATTTGCAGTTTTAGCAAAGGTCCAAAACAGACGATTAAAGAATGTCATGTCAAAGTCTGACAAGGTTGAAATGTCAACTTCATTTGATTCTTTTTCGCCAGAATTCAATTTGTTCAATTCAGACATAAGAGATTGATTTTGCAACATTGAGAATAAATCTTGAAAATAATCCTTACCGAATTGTTGCTTGTAAGCGATTGGAGTATAAGCGCTTGTTCCTAACTCATACTCTTGCTCGCCAACCATAATGATTTTGCGCATTTATTTCTCCTTAACCTACGGCATTAGGTTCATAAACTTTTTCGAACCATTTGTTGTAGACTTCGTTGTTATCAGCTGAAGTGATTGAACGCTTGATAACTGAGTCAAGTGGGCGAGGACTAGCTTTGAAAGATAGCTCACGTTCGTTCACGTTTGTACCGTTTTTAGTTGATGATCCATTTGATGGACGACTTGCTGAGCAGTAGTAAAGAACGTGACGAGTCTTGTTCTTATCACCTGAGAACTCAAACATAATAGCGAATGCTGTTGGTTCTGCATCTCCTTTTTCAGTCATGACACCAGTTTGAGAGTCTTTGATTTCTCCCAAAATCTTAGTCGCAAATGCTTCGATGATATGAGGTACTTTAAGTTTTCCGTCATATCCTTCATTTGAATTGATGAAATGATAGTCGATATCATCTGCTTTAACTGCTCCAGAATCACCTTTTGGATCCAGAGTCAAGTCCATTGCTCCAGGGAAACGGAATACTTCATCGTAAGTAATCACTCCATCTGCACCAATAGTTTTTACAGGTGCAATGTGAACATTTTTTAAACCAAACGTTACTTTGTTTTCGGGCATGTCATTCCTCCTTAATATAGATAGACTGTGTAAGGCTTGACATATAACCTTTCAGTCTCGATAAATGTTTCTTCTTGAGCTTCAAAAAAGAGCTCGTGGGATTTCCACAGCTCTTCTAGTTGCTCTTCCAAATCTTCATCCTTGCGCTCAAATGCAAGCTCGACTGTCACGCTCTTAATCTCATGATTGATTGTGTTGTCGGCTGCATTGATGGCTGGACTAGATTCGTAGTAAATCAGGTAAGGCATACCAGGGACATCTCCCTCTTGATATGCTCGGTAAGTTACAGGTAAGGCTGATTTCTCTAAAATATCAGCAAACTCTGAAAGTTTCATTGACCAATCTCCTTGATTCTTTTTTCAAAATTCTCGATAACTTTTTCTTCAACTGGTTTAATGTGGACTATACCAGATACACGACCACCACCTCGTAGGATGTGACCATTCTCGAGTAGGTGAGTAAGACTAGCTACAGAATTAAAGACAACGTAAGAACCATTTGCTAGCTTCTTCTTTTTCCAGCCTTTGCGATATTTTCCGTATCGTTTCGGACTCGTTTGTCTTAACTCTTGTACTGCTTCCTCTGCTACCTCTTCAGCAATCTTTTCTACTCCTTCAGAAAACTCGGTTGAATATGAAGCTAGCTCTTTTGCGATAAAATCAGCGAGGTCAATGCTCATTCTAATTTCTCCGACAAAGTCAATTCCAAAATTTCAGAATCAATTGGATAGGTTTTTAAGACACGATATTTCTTACCTTCAAAAAACGCATGTTCTTGGTTATCGTATTCAAAATTGTGAACTTCGACAACCAAGCTCGGTCTTAATCCTGCTTGATTGGCTTGATAAAATTCAGAGCGAGTAACTTTCTTTTTCCGACACAAAATTGTCACTTCAACATCTTCATAGACGGGTTGTTTGAGCTTGTCCTTACCTTTGATTTTCCTAGAGGTCAGTGTGATTTCATTGTTCCACATTCTTAACCTCTTTCTTTGACGATAATTGCAAATTGTGTAATCGCCATTGAAGGTGTCGTGGCATGTCCACTCCACCCTCATAGCGATATGCAGCGTAGTCAACGATAAACATTTCATGATCAGCACGGTCACCGACAAGCTCAACACCGAGATTGTCGGTCAATTCAGTGATGACACTTGAAATGATTTTTTCTAGCGGCTTGTCTCTCAGTTTGGTTGTAATACCTAACTTGAGTTTCAGCAACTCTAAAAGCTGAAATTCATTCATGTTTATTCCTCTTCTTCTGCAACGGGCTCTTCTACAACTTGTTTAGCTTTTGTTTTTTTAGGTTTTTCGTCTGGCACTTCCTCGATGAAGATTGAGCCAGCACTATTCAACCCATTCAAAAGACCGTTGATGAATGTTTCAGTCGGTTCATGCCCTTCACGGGGAAAGGTATCACCAACTGAGTAGTCATGTTGTTCAGGATCGTTCAAGTCCTTAAATGGACGGATTACTGTATAGCTCAAAGGCCACCTCCTTACCCGACAGCGTCAGTATAAGTACCAAAGAATCCAGCTTCTTCATCTACTTTCTTAATATCCCAACGGACAAAAAGTCCAAGTAATTGTCCGTAAATGTCATTGTTCACCCATTTAACGTATACTTGTTGACGGTCAAACTCTTTGACGAATTCAGTTACATCTCCGATGAAGAATTTCATGTCTCCTTCGTTTCCAAACACTGTGTCATCTACTTTGTAGATTGTTTTCCCACCAAATGAATAGCCAGTAGGTGAAGTTACATTAGTTTGAAGCATGTAGTTCCCATCTTTGTCCTTCACCTTATCAAGTGCAGCAAACATTGACTTAGTTACAACGATACTTGCTTTGTAAATGGATTTAAGCTTCTTGTTGTAGATGTCTTTAATACCATCAAATCCAGCTGCATCTGTTTGGGTAGCTGTTTTGAGGACGGCTGCAACTAATGACAATTCAGTGTTTTCGCCTTGATTAATCACTTCGTCTTCAACAATGGACATGATGTCATAGTCTGCGTCGTCAATCATTTCTTGTGACACAGGGATATATCCACGGTAAGTCTTGATTGAATAATCAACCTCGCTGATTGCTGGTTTTCCGAGTTCTGGATTTGATTTCAATTCATCTGTTGAAACCATTACACCATCCGTTTTCTTGATAAGTGGATATTTACCAGATCCACTGTTAACTTTCACACGTTCCAAAAGATCCAAAAGTGGATTACGTGTTTTATTAACAAAGTGTGGTTTCAACACTTCTTTAGGGATTAGGGCGCCACTTCCTGAATCAGTAGTTTTCAATCCTACGATGTCACGAGTTTGGCCAGAGCGAATGTATTTTGCGATTGCATCACGTTGTTCCAATTTTTGTCCTCCACGTTGTTCTTCTTTGCTTGGATAAGTTGGTGCTTTGCGGTTTTGTTCTTCGATTTGATTTTTCAAATCTTCGATTTCTGCTTCAAGTTTTTCTTTTTCTGCCAATTTATCATCCAATTCTTTTTGGATGTCTTCAAGGTTCTTTTCAACTGCTGAAACTTCTTCATCATTTCCAGCTTGTTCCAATTTAGCAGCTTCAAGTTCAGAGCGTTTGTTCAATTCTTCGATTGATTGTTCAAGCTCTACTACTTTGTCTGCTTTGTTGCGCATACGAGCGCCTAAAATCAATGATTTGTGCATAGATTAAATTTCTCCTTAATTTCTTTCTTGCGCTTGTCTAGCGCTTCACGATTGGCACGCTGTTGACTTTCAAAGTCTTTCTGTCGTGCAGCAATTTCCGTTTGTGGATATGCTGGGAAAGTACATGGACTCACTTCAAAGATTTCTAATTCTAAGATAGTGTCCAGGTACGAACCATCAGCACGTTCTTCTGTGTCGATTTTAATTGGGATAAAACCAAAGCTACAACCAATTACATCTCCACGTTGCACACGGGCATAGGCTCCAACGGCTTGCGGGTCTTCTTTGTTGATGATGATGTCCCCAAATAGGCCAATTTCATCAACTCCCAAAATGACCGTTCCATTTCCAGTACGACCAAGCACTAAACTATCATCATGGTTAAACAATGCCCTGATGTCAGCGTTTTGGATTGCTTTTTCAACACCTTCACGCTTAATCACTTCAAAGTAACCTGGCCATAATTCAGTAACTTCATCAAACTTGATAAAGTACCCACTCAAAATCAAATCACCAGTTTCGGTTTCTTCTCGTGTTTTAAATTGAGCGGTACGATAACTATTCCGTTTGTTCATTCTCTTCCTCACCTCCTTTCAACTTCTTCTGGTCCCCAAGTTTGTCTTGCGGGATATAGTTTTCAAGAGCAAGGAGCTCATCCATATCAGGATCAGGTGGCATTCCAAGCCAGTCTCTCCACTCGTTTCTACGCATTGCCATGCTATTGGTCATCTGTTGTGCTACTGATGACAATTCTGTAATGTCATAAGAATATAGCGAGCGAGCATTGAGTTTGAAATACCGATTATTTGAAACGAGTAAGTCTCTCGTTAAGGTCTGAGTGATTGTCGTAGCAATGCTCATGACCGTTGTATTGACAAAGTTGTTGTATTCTTCTTTGTCAAAGCTACCAACTCCCAAAATAAAAGCTGGCACTCCCAGAAGTCCAGCAACTGTTTTCTTGTCAATTTCAACAGATTCATTGATAGCAATATCTTTCAGGCTTAGTGGTTTAACCTGTTCAACGCTCATAAGAGCTTCTGGAACAATCCACGGTTCACCTGCTTGACTAGTGCTAAGGTATTTCTTAGCGACCATGTCACGACCTTCTTGAGTTCCTAAGTCTCCACTAGAAGAGTCAACTTTCACAATCAGACTTGGAACGTTCTTTCCACTCATGAACCCTTTTTTGATTTGAGTAGCAAGATTTAAGTTCCTAACGATATCTCTCAGAGCAAGCCTATACCCAGTACCGACAAATGGATTATCTGGATCTGGATTGATTGCAAAGTGTACGATTTCGCTTGGGTTGTAATCAGTACCACGATAATTCACGACATACCCGTTATCATCACTTCTGAAAGATACTTCACTCATCGCGAATGGTCTTAGGTTCAAAATATAATCATTCACAGGATCATACTCAACATGAAGAACCGAATTACCATCACCAAACAATAATAGGTCACGCACAATCTTGAAAATCCAAGTCTTGCGAGTCATATTGTCGCATGGGTTAACATCTATTTTTCTAGCTAGTCCGTCTTTAATTCGGATATCGCCTTTATCTGTATTCTCCATCAAGTGAATGGTCATATTGGATACCATGTCAGCAACCTTGTTGACTGCTGCAATCACATCAGGATTGCGAGCCAAAGGAACGTATCCGTCACCGTCCATAAATAAACCAAAGTCTGAATGAGTGATAACATTTGTGCCACTTTGAGTTTTACCTCGTTTCAAAATCCTATCTAAAAGCCCCATTTTCTCACCTCCTTTCCCTCTACTTGAAGAAGCTCATGACATCCTGGTTCTTACCAAGATTTGCCAGAGCTTGGATACAAGCAAAAACGCTGGCATCAAACAAGTCAATTCTTGCAGTGCCACCGTCACCGTCTAATTTTTCATATTGCACAGCATCGTCCACTTTCTCGATAGCTCTAACATTACTTACACAATATTCGTAAGCATCTGAGTGAAGATAATAAAATTCTTTATTCTTAACCTTGAACTCAATCCGTCTGAAGCCCTCTGATTTTAGATAGAAATACTGAGGTTGGTCAATCATCTTGAACCGAGCTTGTTTCATCTTAGTCAGGAATTCACGACCAAACTTCCTATCCATCCCGACAGCAGAAATCTTGAACCCTTTCTCCCTCATCTTGATGAACCATTTAACGATATCATCATAGAGGACGGTCGGAGTATTACTCATAGTTAGCCAGCCATCAGACTGCCACCCAAAGAGGGGGATCCCGTCATCATTTGCTTTTTTCTGAGCGTTAACACGAGGAAAGAAAGCGTGTGTGATGCAGATATCAATATCTTTCTCACCGTCATGATAGACACCATATAGAGCAGCAGCGGTCAAGTCATGCATTCTTGATAAGTCAGCACCACCATACCACTGAATAGGTAAACGTGCTAACTCTTCCAATGTCCAATCGTATTGACTATCTGAAGCGATGAATTCATCAGGATTGAAATAAGCATTCATAGAATTTGTGAAGACATTCAAGGTCTTGTTGAAGAACTCATTCCTAGTCTGTGGATCATTCATAGCTTGTTCTGCTTCTTCTTTCAGAGCCTTGAGCGACACCGTCACACCCCATGAAGGGTTAGCTTTTTTTAGAACGTTCTCATCCAGATAATCTCCTACATCGCAATCTGTGTTTTGGTCAGCTTTGCAGATAAACATGAATAAGGAATCATCCTTGACCAATTGCTTGAGAACCTTTTGACAGTATTTCAAACGATTGGCAAGGAAACCAGTAGGAATATCCCCAGCCGTAGAGATAACAAAAAGCATACTGTTTCGGTATGCTGACATTGTTTTTTTCATAAGACCGTATTTTTTACTGTTCCTCATCGTGTGAGCTTCATCCAGGATAATAACGTTTCCGTTCAAAGAGTCCAGACGACTCTCATCGTTGGCCAGTGCCTGAATGAAGAAAGAACCTTCATCACCAAAGTTAGCGCTGATGGAATGTTCCTGGTTATTGTCCTTGATACGAATGTTCTTGTCATTCCATCTGTCCACATTGAACTTCAAGAAACCGAATGCTTCCATCGCTTGCTTGACTGAGTTTGCAACGATGTAGCATTTTGAACCGCTATCTGTATCTAGCACCTGATAAGCAAGAGCGATTGCGGCAGTAAACGAAGTCTTCCCGTTCTTACGAGCGAGCATGATAAGCGCTTCTTTGAACCTACGCTCATTGGTGCCCTTGTAGTAAAAACCAAACAGGTTTACAACTACGAAATGTTGCCATGGTTGCAAAAGTAATGGTTTGTTACGGATGGATACCGCAAACATATCATCACCTTGCTGATGGACTATCGTGTTCTCGATAAAGTGGACAACGAAATCAACGATTTCTTCATCCATTTCAAACTCAGGGTTTTCAAGATCGCGAATAAATCTTTCAGCTGCAAGGATATTTTCTTCGCAATGTTCCTCTTTGTGAGAAATGACATACTGAGCATACTCTTTCGCTTTATCAAGATTACCCATTTCCAGTCACTCTTTTCTTCTTGATTTCATTTTTGAACTTCAAGACCTCAGTAAGAACTGACTCTCCCTCTTGCTCGACTACTTCACCGAGCGACTTCGGATTCATCATCAGCTGATTAGAGTAGCTGAGAATGTCTTTCCGTAGGATTTCCATTGCGGTTAAGATTGGAACTTTACGCTCATTCTCAGCACCAGCTTTGTTGACATAAGTATCAGTTACTGGATAACCCATGTCAGCATAATCTTGAGCAAGTTTCTGATACTGATATAGCATACCTGCAAAGATGTCAATGATCATTTCAAACTCTTTACGATAAGTGCCCAAGTCTTTCATCTGCTTGACTACTTTTGACTTGATTGACTTTGCTGTAATTGGTTTAGCCAAAAACTACCTCCTTCTGCCAAAATTGCTTAGTTTTTATCCCCTTTTTGTCTGAGGTGCTCCGACTTGGAAAAAGTTCCCTTCACCGGTACCCAACAGCCCAAAAAATATTTTTTTTAGGTGGGGGGGTAAAAATAAAAAATCGAAAATTTTAAAAATTCGATTTTTACAAAATTTTATTTTTTTGATTTTTAAAAAAATCCTCAAAATCCTTTTTTCGTTTTTTCTGCCAATATAATCCCTGGTTAATTACTTTGTCATTAACTCTATCATGAAACGTGTTATGTTTTTTGTTTGTTAATGGCAAACAATTCCATTCAACGAATTCAAGTTCAGGATATTCTGACACAGGGAAAATGTGATGGACCATTTCTGCTTGAATAGAAATTCCATAGCGTAAACTTTCTTGACAAAGATAGTCATGTCTGCGCATCATTTTATCACGGAACTTCTCCCACTTCTTAGACTTCAAGGTTTGTCTGATAGGTTTGTTATACATATCAAACCTCCTTTCTCAATACTAAAAGGGACAGGTCAATGACCTATCCCCTCTCATACTAGAAATCCATGCTATCATAATAATTCTTTTTTTGTGAGAAAACAATAGCTTTTATTCTCATTTTCAAAAACATTAATGATCATCTGGAAAGTTAAAACGTTTCAAGACGAATTCTGAAACTTCTGTATCTGTGTCTGTATCTGTGTTTACTTCTGGTTCTGGAATTGTAGAAACCTTTGTTGCAGGATCTTCTAGTATTTCTTTTTCCCAATCTACAAGAATGTATGTACAATCTGGTCCAAACCTTTGTGGAATGACATTGTATCCAACTATCTTGAAGTTCACTTCAGGATTATTTTTAATGTCTTTGTTCAGTTTGTTAACTGCTGCAGATTCAAATATTATATCACGGTATTCTTTTATCATGTTATATTCCTTTTCTATTTTTATTTTAGATAATCTTTGATAAAGATGATTTTATTATTGTCTTTGATTTGAATTTTGTTTTTGTGTGATACTTTTCTAAAAATAAAATTAAAGATCATCTTTAGTATTTTTATCATAGTTCTACCTCCTCGGACTATACCAATTTTCCCCCTCACTTTCACATATCTTATATTTTGTTAAACTCACTCTAAAACGCAGACCCCTGCTAATCATAGGTTTTAAAGCGTTTCATTTTTTTAGTTTATGCTTAACTCATTATGTGAAAGTAATATCTAAAAAAATTAAATGACAAAGTTCCGTAGCGCATCATCAAGCTCTGCTTGCTCAATTCCTATGTATCTAAGCGTGATCGCTGGTGATGAGTGATTGAACATTTTTTGTAATGTTCCTACATCCTTTGTCTTGTTGTAATATTTATAGCCGAAAGTTTTTCGCATTGTATGCGTGCCGACATTGTCAATGCCTAGTTCTTCAGCAGCTTCATGAATGATTTGATAGGCTCGCTCACGAGTGATCGCTTTATTTTGTCCTTGTCTACTCTTGAATAAGAAGTGATGAAATGGTTTACCTTCAACATATCTTCTCATTTCTTTTTTGAGTTCTTTGGTCATTCGTCTAGTTATCTGCTTGCCAGTCTTACGTTCCCTCAGTTTAATATGCCAACCTTGGACATCTTTCACTTTCAGGGTAAGTATATCTCCAACTCGTAATCCAGTATTCAGACCTGTGATGAATAGCATATAATACATCTCATTCCATTCTTTCAAATAGTCTTTCATAGCCTGGATATCATCACTGTCTTTTATTGGTGATACATATTCCATGTTTTACCTCCTTTCTGTAAAACAAAAAGCCAGCGTTTGCTGACTCTTGACGATACTTCTGTTGGACAACTTTTTTGACTAAAGTTAAGGATATTTCCCAAAGTGTGAGTGTGTTTTTGTTCAGAAGTTCATGCTATCATGATATATCGTTTAAAGTGAGAATACAATAGTTTTTATTCTCACTTTATGCAATACCTTTGATTTTTGCATATGTTTTTAAAATTGTTTTTCTTTTTCGATAAATGGTTGCATCACTCACAAATAATTTACCAGCAATTTCTTCCCATTCAAGTTCTGATTGTCCCCATCTCATTTCAAAGATTTCTTGTTGTTCAGATGTCAATTCTTTGAGGAATGTTTCTACTGTTTCTTTGAATAGTTCAAGATTTTTTAGAGGTACATCACTACATAGTTTTATGACTGTATTTTCAGTAGGTTTGCTGATTTGATTCCCTCGACTACCTACTAGTTCTTCGCCATTCTTAGCCATTATCTCAGCAGTTCTAACCCAGATGTCACGATCAACTTCTTTAAATTTTAATAGTTCTCTATCTAGGTAGTATAGTTCACGACTGTTTAATGCTCTCAAATTCTCCCTCCTTGATGACTTTGATTTTTTATCTTATGTGCAGTATTTTTATTTCTCTCCAATCAACACATTTATAGGGATTTTAAAAAATGTTGCTACATCTTCAACTATATAAAGATTAGGTTTTTTAGTTTTCTTTTCCCATTTCATTATTTCTCTGGAAGAGTAACCTAACTTTTTGGCTAGTTCACTTCTTGAAAGTTTATTATCTATTCTTTTTTGTTTCAACATGAACGCAAATCGCTCGCATTGTTGGTCACTTAATTTTTCAAAATCCACTTTTATTAGTTGCTTACCATTTGGATTTTTCTGTTTATACGATGGTGAAGCATAATGGGTCAGTGTAACAATAGCAATCCCGGTCTCTGCGCTGATTTCTTTTAACGTGCCACAAGTGATAAAAGTATCACCTTTATAAAGTGCATACTCTAATTCAAGTCTATCCATGTTCAAACCCCATTGATTGTCTTACGGATACTTTGGAGGTTTCGTTCTTCTTGTTCCAATTCCTCAATCAACCAATCAAGGTTCTTTCTAGCCTTCTTCAGGTCTTCGAGACCGTTTTTCTTTTGATGGCGTAGTAGATACTTCAAGGCATTCCCAAGATAAAAACCTTTCATCTGTTCAGGTGTCATGAAATTTCTTAAAGCATCGATGGACTCCATGCCATAGCGTCCTTGATAGTGATTCGGTTTGTTTACGTTGTCAATTTGTTCTGGTTTCATTTGTTATCCTCCAAAAGTTCTGGATTTTCGTAGATATTGCCGATGATTTTGTATAGATGATTGAATTGAGGTTCAACAGAATGCAGCCATTCTTGTCCCTCGTGTTCTGATTCAAAATAAAAACCAATATATTGTTCTTTATATCCTAGACTATCTACATCAATCCACTCTCTAAACCTAACAACTTCTGGTCTTTTTATACCATCTCTTTTGACGATATCCCCCTCAAAAATTTCCTTACCGTTCTTGTCATGCAAGTTTGTTGATTGCATGAGGTGAATGTCATTGTTCACAATCCATTCGCCAGCAACAGAATCCTCGTCAATGATCCAGATGTTACCATTTCCGACCATCACTTCGTCTGGTTGATACATACGACTTAATGAGCCACTATCATACGCTCTAAATTTTGGAATCATCTGGCAAATCCTCCTCTTTCACAAAACTACCATCAATCCAGCGACCATTACGGTCTTTAATTTCTTGGTAAGCAAGTTCGAAACATTCATCGAAATCATAACCAAGATTCTTCAGATAACCAATGCAGCGTACTAGATTGTGTCTGCACATTTCCTTACTAGCAAATCCTTGTGACAGTTGAAACTCACTAATATTCGCATTAAGTGAGATAAAGCTTTCCATCACATCCTTCTTGCGGATGCTATCGGACTCTTCAAAAATCTGATTCACATCTTCTTTGATTAATAGTGCCAGACCGACAATCACGACTGCACAGTCTCCGATGCTGTCTTTGATCACCTTTTCATTCTTCTTGAGATACCCAGCGCATAGCTCACCGAATTCCTCACTAAGTTTTAGTGACTGCTTGTCTAATCGTCCACCGTTTTCAAGGTCACGATCAATAAACCATTGTTTTACGTTTTCTAGTGTGTTCATAATTCAACATTATCTCCAATTTCTACTTTTTTAAACTTCTCTTCACTCACCACAAACACGTTCCCGTTTACCGTGATAGTGAATAGACTACCGATTTTCTTCTTAGCTTCCACCTTACCAGTTATCTGTGCCTTGTTATCTGCATGATAGACTAGCAAGGGTTTCTGTGCTTCACGTTCCACGAATAATAGACCAATAGTGATAAGATACATTACGAATAAGAAGCGAATTAGTGTGTGTTTCATTACCTAGTTTCTCCCGTAATTTCATTTCGCTCCACTCTTAATTTAAAAGTCCTGTTATCACTCAAATGCGCTATCGTAATTTCTTCACCCCACTGACTTTTTGTGTAAGGGTATCTGTTTGGTCTTGTCATTGTTTTTCCTCCAACTTCTTAATTTCTTGTTCAACCTGTTCTTTTCTGCGATTCAGCTCTGATAGCTGATGCACCTCAGTTGCTTTTTTGATAATTTCAAGTTGTTCAATTTCTTTTTTAAACTCAATAAGCTCATCGACTTTTTGTGCGTATTCCCTGAAATTTTCAGCCCAGTTGTATTCTTCCCATCCAAAAGCTCTTCTCAATTCTCTTTTTTGCTCATTGAATTTGTCTATCATCGCCTTGTTAAGATAGGCTTGTACAATCAAGATATAAATTGACATACCAATCACTAATGATGAAATTACAATCATTCCCCAAAACATTAAATTTTCCATTTACTCCACCTCCTGCACTTCCACCCCATCACAATCAAATACCCAGTCAAAGCCAGCTTTTTCTAGTTCTTTTCGGGTGTGGTGTGTGCCATAAAGTGAGTTTTCTTCACGGTCTGAGAATAGCCATTTGTTTGAATGTTTCTCACGGTTCAAAGTTTCGTGATTTCCACAAATACCTTTTACTTTCACCAAATACCGCTTTTCTTCCTCCGCCTCGTAACCGTCAAGCCATGCACGGGCGAATACATCTCTGTTTGATTTCTTTCCATACCATTCTGTAAATTCATCTGTTCCATTCCACCAAGCGAACTGAAATGCTTGCTCTAGTTCTGCACTTTCTTCTCTTGCACCTTCAATCACATCCGCCACAAACTGCGGGATTTTGGCTTTCTGCGGTTCGATTGATTTGATAATGAAAGAATCATCTACATCTACAATATCTCCACTTATCAGGTGGATTTGCTTTCCTTTACTTCCTAATGTGTCAGCAAAAGAACCAATCACACGCCCCTCGATATAAACTTTTTCTTTATTCATCTTCCAACTCCTTTAACTCTCTCTGATATCCTTTCAGTTTCTTCCTCAAAAGATCACGTTCAGCAGAACGGATATGTCTATATCTTGGTAAGCATGGTTCTTTAGTTTCTTCAATGCGTTGTTCTGCCACTTCGATTGAATGTTTCAAAGCTTCAATTCTAGCTCGTTTAATTTCGTTCATCTGAATACCTCCTAGAATGGCATGTCATCATCTGAAATATCCAGAGGGTTGGTAGCTCCAAAACTTGCTGGCATCTGCTCTTCAATATTAGATTGGTTTGCAGAATTATCACGTTTTTCTAGTAGCTGGAAAGTATCAGCAACTACTTCTGTTACATAAACACGTTGCCCTTGTTGGTTGTCATAGCTACGAGTCTGGATTCTACCAGTAATACCAATAAGGTTTCCTTTTTTACACCATTCAGCAAGCAACTCAGCTTGTTTTCTCCAAATCATACAATTAATGAAGTCAGTTTCTCGCTCTCCGTTTGCTCCCTTGAAATTACGGTTGACTGCCATGTTAAAAGTTGTAATTGCAATATTTGATGGTGTGTATTTCAACTCTGGATCTCGTGTCAGTCTTCCTACAAGTGTTACGTTGTTAATCATTTTTACCTCCTATTTGACTGCTAGGTAGTAGCAATCTTTTGCGCCATAATCAAATCTGACGCTATCCTTTTTGATGTGTTTTGTGAAATGTGGTCTAGTTATCCCAGAGTAAGCTCGTTGATGGTCTTTCATGTCTTCAATAAGGTCATCAACATTGTTGTACTCTCCAATAAATAGCCGACAATGTCCGTTATAGACAAAATAGAGTTTTAATAACAAGGTGCCTTACCTCTCTAGAAATAATCTTTCCTTTTATTTTTTAAGTCATTGAATACCATCAGATGCTCATTATCTACGCCCTTCATCAACCGACTCATAAATGGGCGACCATATCGCTTCTGGATTTCTTGTGCAGTCAGATTTGTAGTGATAATCGTATTGGCCCTTTTATTGAGGATGTTGTAAAGGATACTGAAGGACCATTCACTGTCTTTCTCCATCCCGAGATCATCTAGTACTAAAAATTTTGCGCTAGCGATTTTGTTTACCAGGAATTCCTCTTGGCTGAAATCCGTCTTGATTTTCATCAGTAGGTCAGTGACATTGATGAATATAGCAATTTCTTTTGTGATTGCTGATAGTTCTTTCATAATCGCAAATGCAAGATGGCTCTTACCTGTTCCAGCTTCTCCTTGAAAAACAACATTGTTTCTGGCACCATCTGCCCACTCTTTGCAGATTTTTTTAGCAAATTCTAACTTTTTAGCTTCTTTTTCTGTTGGAGTATCAAAATTTTCAAGAGTAGCATTCTTCAGCACATCATCATATAACGAGAATTTTTCAAGATAGAACTTTCTCTCTCTCTCATATTCCGCATCAGCAAGCTCGTTTACTCTAATCTGATTTTCAGCATGAATTCGTTCTTTTTCACACAAACGGCAAAGAACATCATTTGTACGAAGAATTTTAATCAGTGGAATTTTGTGTTTATCGCAAATTTCGTCCTGTTCTTCTGTATTCCTTTGATAAGAGAGAGCCATTTCTTCTAAAGCATCGGTTACCATGTTAGCTTACCTCCATAAGTTTTCCAACTTGCCATTTCTGATAAACAAGCTATCACAGTCTCTTTTGATTGCTTTTTAAGAAGAGATTTTTTTTCATCGCTGATTGGATAGAAGTTATCTTCAAATTGTTGAATTAATTCTAGAACCCCCATTCGTCATTCACCTCCTGTTCATCTTTCTTCTCTTTACGCTGTTTTTCAGATTGTCGAACTTGTTCAACTGTGGTAACTTGGTTTTGCTGCCAATTTCTCAGAATACCACCTACATATTTAACGTTTGGTTTTCCTAAATTGATAGCCGTCCTCAACGCTTCTTTAACTAGTTCAGAGTCATTTTCGTTTAACAGATGATTGATTTCTTCAATTTCAAACCCTGATAGCAATCTGCGAAACTCAGACTGGAATAGTTCTAAGATATTTTCACTATTACTATTAGTAGTTATATTCTTATCTTTATCTAATCTATTCTTATTCTTATCTCCTTCTTCTTCTAGTGCGTTACCTTGCGTTACTGTAACGTTACATGTAACGTTACCGAGAGCGAGATTTTTTTGCTTCTCACGATGTCTTGCGACACGATTGCGTGTTTGCTCCTTGATTTTTTCCATCCCATCAATATTTTGATGCTTTTCCCAGTTTGGCAGCGTGATAACACCATCGATAATTTCAACCATTCCGAATTGCTCAAAAATTCCAAGAGCCATTCGTACAGTGTTTAGTGGTCTTCTGAATATAGTAGCAAGCATTTCATCAGTATAATGAACTTTGTCTGACATCATAAGCAGTCCATTTCGGTTGTGCTTACCTGCAAGTGCTAGAATTTTAAACCAGATAACCAAAATAGCATCATGATCAGGAAGTGCATCGATGAGACAAATTTTCTCATCATCGAAAATATCTGTCGTAATCTTAATCCATTTGATTTCAGACATAGCTACCCTCCTTCTTTACTTTTGAAGCTAGCTGTCATGCTCGTGCTCCCCATTTTCTTTGATTTTTACGGAAATCCATTGTCATTTCTTTGTAGAGAAATCGACCGTTTTCTTCTAGAAGACTGGTGTTTTGCCTTTTTAAAATGTCATTGTTTCGAGCTTCTTCCTGATAGTCATTTGCTAATCTGTCGTAATCTTCAACACACATCTTCAAGTCTGATGGTAGATCATCGATGGTTGATGATAGGCCAAAAGGTGGCTGTGTGTCGTAAGTTGATTTTCTGTCACAATTTTTTAGATTTCTTCGAGCGACTTCTCTGAAATCCTCTGCTTCTTCAATGATGATCGTTGGCTTTTCTTCTTGCTTGTCTTCATATTGACAAGTGAAAAGCATAATTGCAAATATGCCGATAAATGTTAGTGATACTCCAAATAATTGGCTTAAGATGTTTGGTTCGTTCATGTTTTCTACTTTCTAATCCTAAATTACAAGATTTGCTTGAATAAACTCATCGAGTTCATTCTTGTCAATTCGTTTTGTTCCGTCAATTTTATATAGGTTTAATCCCATTTTTAACCATTTTCTAATAGTATTCGTGCTACAATCTGAATAGTTAGCTGCACTTTCGATTGATAGCCATCGCTTTTCAATCGTCTCGTGCTCTAACAATTCTTTAAAAGATTCTTTGAATTGATTTTTAACGACTGAGCGAATACCATTTTCAAAATCTTCACTGAGAATATTCACAAAGACCTCCTTATGTGATATAATTTAAGTAGTTATTTTAGTGAGTGCCTGACTTCTGTCAGGTGCTTTTTTTACGCACTATATGCGTTCAATTCCATGATTTTCATTTTGGTATTGGTACTTGGCTCCCATGTCATCCAATAGGCAAATGCTGCTTCTGCAAATTTTTTTGGCAATAGGTCATAGCGACTGATATTGAAATGATCTTTGAAATCAATCTCAGCTTGTCTGAAGACAGATTGAGCGAATGCCTTATCTGCATAAGCTGGACTGTCAATTCCACCCAGGCAAGCAACGACACGAGCTTTTCGTTTCTTCAGTAGTGATTGAGCGTAGCTTGGATGAATTGGTTGTTCATTCTTAAGATAGTCGATATCTTCTAGCATTGTGACTTGTTGTTTCCGAAGTTCTTTCTGTCCAGTAAATAGAGCAATAAAGGCATCTTCATCTAAGTCTTCACGGATAAAACCACCTTGTCTGCGAATAGCTGGGAGAACTTCTGATGTAACCCATCGTTTAAATTCTTTTGCTTGAGGTAACTTGCTAGATAGGATAAGCGAGTATAATCCTGATTCGTTGATGATCAACATGTCTTGTATTCCACCACTAGTAGGGATGCCCTGTTTTAGGGCGTCCTCTTCGTCAACGTGAAGAGCAATTGCATTTCTAGCTTTGCTATATCCTAAGATGTCAGCAACATCTTTTCCAACGAACCAAGGTTCGTCATTGATTGTCATAGTACGGACCTCTTGCCCGTGAAAATTAAAAATTTCGTTCATAGTATTCCTTTCTAAATTTGGTATAATAAAATAAAAACGATTGGAGATTTTTATGAAAATAAATGTTCCTATTGAATTTAGAGATTGTCGAAAAACTACCACAATTAAAACTCCTTCGAAGTGCCCTCATTGTGGCAGGACTATGTCTCCTCAATACGTTGGTCAAAGTATAAGCTCTGACGAAGCAAGCTACTTAGATGAAGGTAGATTTGCTGTTATTTTTCGATGTTCTTTTAGTGATTGTTTGAAATATTTTGTAATAGAATACATCAACAATAATGCTCCTAGCGCTTCGATAGTACAATATAACTACCGTCCTCCAATCAAAGTAAAACTCCCTGAAAATATAGAAAAAGTTTCTCCTGTTTTTGTCGAAATCTATTCCCAAGCAACCGTCGCTGAATCCGAGGCATTGAATCAAATAGCAGGCGTCGGCTATCGCAAAGCAGCCGAATTCCTCATAAAAGACTATGTAATTTCCAAAAATCCATCTGACGAAGAACACATCAAATCAATCATGCTTGGAAAAGTAATCGCTGACTACTTGAATGATTTTCCAAAAATTCAAGCTTTAGCAAAATCCGTCGCTTGGATTGGAAATGATGAGACTCATTACGTCCGCAGACATGATGGTAAAGATATCGAGGATTTAAAAAAGTTCATTCTCTCGGCAGCTCAATTCATCGCAGCTGATTACGATGCGGACGAAGCATTGGCTTTCACTTCTTCCGATTGAGAAAACCTAGCATCTAACTCATCCAACTTCTCAGCTATATATGTCACGGTCCTCAGTATTTCATTGAGGGCTGTTCTTTCTAGTTCGTTCATATTTACTCCTTTCTAGTTTTTAGAAGTCTCTAATTCTAGCACTTCGTAAAAATAGATCTTGGCAAAGTTTTTAGCGTTATAATACTCAATGTATTCTCTAATTACTGCGCCATATCTTCGACGACTTGGGATTGTTAGTTCTATAATGAACTCGCTTAGGTCTCCATTTGGGCGTTCCTTGAACATTTTTACTGTTGCTGTCTTCATTTCAAATCTCCTACTCCTCGAATTTTTCCCATGATTCTGATATTCCTAGTTTTTTTGAAATCTTTAGTTTCAAATCATCAGAACCTTTACCGATGTTGAATAATTCTGTGATAACGCTTGATGTACGCTTGAATCCAATTGCTTGTGCTAAATCAGCATTATTCCAATTGCGTTCAGCCATTTTTCGTTTTACCAGTTCGTTCCACTTTTGGTGTTGTGTGCTCATGTGTAGCTCCTTTCTTTTTTAGAGAAACACAAAGCGAAAACTTTTTTATAGAATTTCTTGACTTTTTCTAGACTAAAGTCTATAATCAAAGTATAAGAAAAACATAAACAAAGGACTTTCTAAACCAATCATAACGCTCACCAAAGCTTTTATTTTTAGTTTGTCTTTTCTCTTTTGTTTTCGCTTTA